AGAGAAAAAAAAGAATTAAATCGTCAAAAGGCAAATAGAAGGTAATATATAATAAAGGCTTTTTTTATTTGTGGCACAGGCTAATGTAAAACTTACAGTTGATGCTAGTCAGGCCACTAGAGCATTAAAAGGCGTACAACAGCAATCATCGGGGCTACAAAGAGCATTTAATGGCCTTAAAACTGCAATCGTTGGTGTCGGGGTCACAGCTTTAGCTAGACAGGCAGTATTGACATCGGCAAATTTTGAAAAATTAAATGTAAGACTTGGATTATTAACAAAAGCTTCAGGAACATTTGCTAAATCACAAGAAATAGCGGCAGAAGCACAAAAATTATTTGGCTTGAGTGCAACAGAAGCACTTGAAGGAATAACAAATATTACTGCACGTTTACAGCCTTTAGGAGTTGGCGTTGAAGATATAAGAACAACATTCATCGGATTTAATACAGCGGCAAAACTGGCGGGAGCGTCAGCGATGGAAAGTTCAAACGCTTTTAGGCAATTAGCGCAGGCTTTAGGTTCTGGGCGCTTACAAGGGGATGAATTTAGAAGTATAGCTGAACAAGTACCGACAATACTTGCGCCCATAGCTGCGGAACTCGGCGTAACTATTGGAGAACTTAAGAAATTTGCTTCAGAAGGTAAATTAACAAGTGATGTTGTTATAAGAGCTTTAAAGAAAGTTGAACTTGATGGTGCGTCATCTTTGAAGGCATTATTAGAAAATGACCCGACACAAGTATTTAAAAATCTAGGAAATGAAGCGGAAAATTTATCAAGAGCATTTGGAGATCAATTAGCCCCCGCTGTTTTACCTGTTATTCGTGCAATAACAAAAGTTACGGAAGCAATAACAAATTTTGTAAATTCTGGCGCGGGTCAAGTTACTTTGATATTTACAGCAATAGCTGTTGCAGCAAAAGGTGTTGCGCTCATAACGCCTATAATAATTGGACAGTTGGCAAGTTTAGCGACATCTTTTCAAGTCGCTGCTATCAATTCCGCTTTAGCTTCAACTGGTTTAAAAGGTGTTGCTGCTTCTTCCTTTTTGGCTGCGGGTGGTATTACAAAAGCGACTATTGCTCTTTCTGCATTTAAATTAGCACTCATAAAAACTGGCGTAGGTGCGGCAATTGTTATTTTAGGTACTTTAGCCGCAAAATTTATCGACAATAAAAATTCAGCAAAAGAAGCTGCGGATGCCGCAAAAGCTTTTGATAATAATATAAAAGGAATAAATGAAACCGCACCACAAACAGAAGCCGCATTAAATAGCCTTACGATTGCAAATAAAGAATATGAACTTTCTACGTTGGGAACTAATCGTAATGATGCGGGCAGAAGAAAAGCTTTAGAACGTGAATTAGAAATATTAAAAGAAAGATCAATTATTCTTCAAGGAGAAAAAGAAAGGGATGCGCAACTTGCTATTGATAAAGCATTTAACGATCAAACCATTTCACTTTTAAAAAATATTTCTGCTATGGAAGCAAAACTAGCAGGGAAAGAAGAGGAATTTAATATCGAACAAAGAATAAATGAATTAAAAGAAAAATTCGGCGAATTAGATGCACAGCAAATTATAGATTTAATAAAACAAGAGGATTTGTTAAAGAAAAAAGTTGAACAAATGACAAAACAAGAAGAAATTGCAAAAAAAATTAATGGCGCTTTCAAACAAATAGGGGAAGATATTGGAACAGGTATTACTGATGCTTTAGTCGGTGCTATTGAAGGGACTAGAACTCTTGGAGAAGCGGCTAAATCAATTATTAATGATCTTGCATCGTCCTTGTTAAGGCTTGGAATTAATATGGCGCTTACAGGTTTATTCGGTGGGACTAAATTTGGTTCGTTTTTAGGATTTGCAAATGGAGGAAGGCCGCCTGTTGGAAAGCCTTCAATCGTGGGCGAGCGAGGGCCGGAAATATTTGTTCCTCGTTCTGCGGGTACTATTATTCCAAATAACAAGATCGGCGGCGGTGGCGGGGTTGTTAATAATATAAATGTAAATGTCGATGCTTCTGGTAGTTCAGTTGAAGGGAATACAGGCGAATCTGAACAGCTTGGGCGGGTTCTTTCGACTGCTATTCAAACAGAACTTATTAAACAAAAAAGGCCGGGAGGTTTATTAGCATAATGGCAACATTTCCAAGCATCACCCCAACATATAGCGGGTTTACAAAAACAAATCAGCCGAGAGTTAAGACAATAAGATTTCAAGATGGATTTGAACATCGAATTGTTTTTGGATTGGCGCAACATCAAAATCCTAAAGTTTATAATTTATCTTTTAATGTTTCTGAAACTGATTCAGATACAATCGAAACTTTTTTAGATGCTCGCGGCGGAACAGAAAGTTTTGATTTCACAGCACCCGGCGAAACTTCCGCACAGAAATTTGTTTGTGAAAGGTGGCGCAAATCAATTCCGTACAATAGTCGAGCAATTATTGATGCAACATTTCGGGAGGTGTTTGAACCTTGACTACCGCCCCGATTATTAGTGATTTACAAAAGGCAAATCCTTCAGCGATTATTGAACTTTTTGTTTTGACTACTAATGAAATACAACACGGAAGCGCACAGACTTATAGGTTTCATGCAGGCACTTCATTAAATGCAAACGGCGAAATTGTTTGGCAGGGAAATTCTTATCTTCGTTTCCCTGTAGAAGCAACAGGTTTTGCATATCAACGCGGACAGATCCCACGCCCGACACTTTCGATCAGTAACGCTTTCGGATTTGTTTCGGCTTTATTGTTAAATGTAAACGCACATTTTAACGGAAATGATTTAACAGGCGCCGTTGTTCAGCGCAAAAGAACGCTCGCAAGATTTCTTGATGCAGTAAATTTTCCAGTAGAAACAACAACATCTTCAACAACAACAACTATTGCCGACCCCGCAGATGCCGAAACTGTCACTTATACAGTTACGGTTGCAAATGTCGGCGGTATAAATATATTTTTATTAAATGGTACAAATAATCCTGTAATAACAATGAAACGCGGGTCGACTTATATTTTTAATCAAGAAGATTCAAGCAATCAAAATCATCCTTTACGTTTTAAATCAGATACTAGCGGCTCATATACAACAGGTGTTTCAGCTTCAGGTTATAGCCCCGGCTATTCAGGCGCGACAGTTGCTTTTCAACCGCCTTATCCAGATGCCCCATCAGATTTGAGATATTATTGCACGGTTCATGGTAACGCAATGGGAAATACTATAACGATGAATAACCCGAATACCACAACCCAGACGACAACAACAACTTCAGGTTCGCAAACAAATCCTTTAGGAACCCCCGACCCAACCGCAGAATTTCCACTTGAACAATATGTAATTGATAGAAAGTCATCAGAAAATCGCGATGTCGTTACGTTTGAACTTGCTGCGGTCTTTGATCTTGTAAATGTAAGAGCGCCGAAACGTCAGGCAACAAGAAAAATTTTCCCTTCAATTGGAACTTTTAATCAATGATTTGGAAAGATAAAGCGCTGCAACACGCAAAAGAACAAGACCCGAATGAATCTTGTGGGCTTTTACTTAATATTCGAGGAAAAGAAGAATATTTTCCCTGTCGTAATTTATCAATGACAGCGCATCAATGTTTTATTATTGACCCCGAAGATTATGTAAGGGCTGATAATACAGGAAAAATTACTGCCGTCATTCATAGTCATCCAGTAACACCGCCGACAGCTAGTGAAGCGGACAAAATAAGCTGCGAAGAAGATACGCTGCCGTGGCATATTGTTAATCCTAAAACTGAACAATGGGGATATTATGAACCTTGCGGATATAAGCCGCCATTAATCGGCAGACCTTGGGTTTGGGGTGTTTCTGATTGTTATTCACTTGTCCGCGGTTGGTATAAAGAAACAAAAAATATTGAATTAAGAGATTGGGAACGACCAACAACCCCTGAAGAATTTATAAAAAATCCAATGTTTGAAAGTTGTGCATGGCGGACAGGTTTTCGTGAACTAAGAAGCGATGAAAAATTACAAAATGGCGATTTATTATTTATGTCAATTTTGGCTTCTGGTTTAAATCATGTGGCGATTTTTATAGATGGAGAAGTTTTACATCATTTAACCGATAGACTATCTTGTAAAGAGCCATATAACCAATGGCTGCAAAAATGCACAGGAAAGAGGTTGCGTTATGTTGCGTAAAATCAAACTTTATTCAAAATTAGCAAAATTTATTGGTCATAAAGAATTTGAAGCTGTTTGTAATTCACCCGCAGAAGCAATAAGATTTCTTATTTGTAATTTTCCAGAAGTGGAAAGTCATATGATGAAGCAAAGTTATAAAGTTTTAGTCGGTGATTATGAAGTTGATAAGCAAGAATTACATTATCCAAGCGGTAAAGAAGATATTCATATCGTTCCTGTAATTTCGGGGGCGGGTGGTAATTTAGGAAAAGTTTTAACAGGTGCGGCGTTGATTGGTTTATCTTTTGTTACTTTTGGCGGTTCAGCTTTATTTGCAGGCGGAAGCGGTGCGGGTTTGCTCGGTGGTGGTGGTCTAATTGGTGCGGGTGGTTTATATGCGGCGGGTGCTTATGGTTCCGCGGCGCTCGGTCTTATGGGTGCGGGGTTGATGTTGTCAGGGGTTTCTGGAATGATGACCCCACAGCCAAAATCGCAAGACTTTTCTAGCCCAGAAGATCCGCGTTTGTCTTTTAACTTTTCAGGAACGCAAAACACTAGCCGAGCCGGAACGCCGATTAATATTGTTTTTGGCGAAGTGTTTGTCGGAAGTATAGTAGTCAGCGCGGGCGTTGATACAGAGCAAGTAAGAGCATGACAAAGAAGAAAGTAATTAAAGGCGCGGGCGGTAATCCATCGCCCCCATCACCGCCACAACCGACAAGAACGCCTGACACGTTACACAGTAGACAATTCGCATCATTTACAGACGTATTGGGCGAAGGTGAACAGGAGGGATCGGCAACAGCAAGCAAACAAGGATTAACAAAAGGAACCACGGCATATAACAATGCTTTTCTTTCCGATACTTTTTTAAATGATACGCCAGTTTTACAATCGACAGCAAATTTTTCAAGCCCTGCAACTACTGATTTTAATTTTCAAAATGTAGGATTTACACCGCGTTTCGGAACAGCAAATCAAACACATATCCCCGGCATCGAAGAAAGTGAATCCGTAACAAGTGTCGGTGTAGTGGTTACAACTTCATCACCTGTTACAAGACAAATTACAAACAGCGCTGTTGATGCTGTAAAAGTTGCAGTTACTTTTCCACAAATACAAAGGGCAACAGATCAGGGTGATTTACTTGGATCTTCTGTAAATTTACAAGTACAAATTCAATATAACGGCGGTGGTTTTTCTGTTCTTGTTGATGACACAATTACAGGTCGTTCCGCTGATGCTTACCAAAAAGATTATCGAATAACCTTAACAGGAGCTTTTCCTGTTGATATTCGCGTTGTTCGCGTTACCGCTGACAGTACAAGTTCAAGTCTTATAAATGCTTTTCAATGGACAAGTTTTTCTGAAATTACAGATGATAAGCAAACATATGCAAACACAGCTTTTGTTAATTTAAGAATAGACAGCGAACAATTCAGTTCGATCCCCCGCCGTAAATATCGTATAAGAGGATGCAAGATAAGGATTCCGGGAGCGGGTGCAAATAGTTCTGGAACCCCGACTGTTGATCTTCAGACAGGTCGAATTATCTATCCGACAGGATATGTCTTTAACGGCACTATGGGCGCTGCAACTTATTGCAATTGTCCAAGTATGGTATTACTGGCATTGCTTACAGATACGCGTTTTGGTTTAGGCGATCATATAACAGACGCTTCTTTGGATTTATATTCTTTTGTAACCGCATCAAAGTTTGCAAATACTCTTGTCGATGATGGATTTGGCGGACAGGAAGCAAGATTTTCTTGTAACGTAAATATTCAAAATTCTAATTCTGCATTTGATTTGATAAATGAATTATCGGGTGTAATGCGCTCGATTCCTATTTGGTCAGCGGGTTCGATTCAGCTTGCACAAGATAGCCCCAAAGATAGCTCTTATTTGTTCAGTCTTGCAAACGTAAACGAAGGCGGTTTTTCATATTCAGGAAGTTCATTAAAAACAAGACACAGCGTTGTATCTGTTAGTTATTACAATATGGATTCTCAAGATGTAGATTTTGAGGTTGTAGAAGATAGCGATTTAATTACAAAAATTGGAACAGTTGTTAAGCAAGTGAAAGCATTTGCCTGCACATCACGGGGGCAAGCCGCGAGACTCGGAAAAGCAATATTGTTTTCGGAAAATTTTGAATCAGAAATTTGCACATTTTCAACTTCTTTAGATAGTGGGGCAGTATGCAGGCCGGGGAGCGTTATCGAGGTCAATGACCCTGTCAGGGCAGGTGTAAGAAGATCAGGTCGCCTTGCATCTGTTACGTCAACAACACAAGTTACAGTCGATGACACAGCCGCTACAGACTTATCTACAGAAAACAATCCAATCTTCAGCGTTATTCTTCCAGATGGAACTGTTGAAGCAAGAAATGTGTCTTCAATATCAAATGGCCTTGTTACTGTTTCTTCCGCATTTAGTCAGACCCCAAACGTTAACACCGTTTGGATGCTCAATAATGACTCTATACAATCTCAAAAATTTAGAATAATAAATGTAGAAGAACAGGACGGTTTAAATTATGCAGTTACAGCACTTTCATATAACAATGATAAATACCCATTTATAGAAGACGGCGCGACATTACCGACAAGAACAGTTTCGTTGTTAAATGTCTTAAAAGATCCGCCCGAAGCTCTTAATTTTGATGAAAGGGTTGTTGAATTAAATAATCAAGCTGTTTCTAAAATTTTTATAAGTTGGAAACCTGTTCTCGGCGTTACAAACTATCAAGTAAATTATCGTTTTGAAGATGGTAATTTTGTCAGTCAAAGAGTATCGCGCCCAGATTTTGAAATTGTAAACAGCGAAAAAGGTAAATATGAAGTTCAAGTTTTTTCTTTTAATGCCGCATTAGAAGTTAGCGCCACTTCAACAGATCAAACTTTTAACGCAATAGGAAAAACCGCGGTTCCTTCAGATATTACTGGTTTAACTTATGAGCCGATCAGCGATACAATGATTCGCTTAAAATGGAATTTACCGACAGATATTGATGTTATAAAAGGTGGCCGAATATACGTCAGACATTCAACCCTTACAAATGGCGCGGGTACTTTTACAAATGCAATCGATCTTGTTCAGGCACTTGCGGGTAACACCAACACCGCAGATGTTCCGCTTTTAGAAGGAGAATATATTTTAAAAGCACAAGACGATTCAGGAATTTTTTCAGCAGGCGAAACATCAATTGTTATTGATTTACCAGAAACGCAACCAAAACTTGTTGCATTAACAAGACGAGAAGATCAGGACGATCCAAAATTTCAAGGAACAAAAACAAATGTTGCTTTTGATGCAACAACAAACAGTCTGAATCTTGTCGGCGGTGGTCAGTTTGACGACATTCCTGATTTAGATTTGGTCGCAAGTCTTGACGATTTTGGCGGGATTGTAAGTTCTGGAACATATGATTTTGCTTCAACAGTTGATCTCGGCGGCGTGTTTAGCGTTAATTTAAAACGTCATTTCTTAACAGAAGCATTTTATCCAAATGATTTAATAAATAGCAGAACCGCAAATATTGATACATGGGTTGATTTTGACGGTAGCCTTGCCTATAACGCAAACGCAGAACTGACCGTCAGGACAACGCAAACAGACACTTCTGGATCGCCGACATATTCAAGTTTCCAGAATTTTTCTAACGGTGTTTATAAAGGAAGAGGATTTCAATTCAGAGCAAATCTTACAAGTGATGACCCCGCGCAAGATATAAAAGTTTCACAGCTTGGATTTACAGCTTCATTTGATAGAAGAACCGAAACCAGTATTGAAAATTCAGCGGCTACAAATGGTGTTATTGCTTCAGGTAGTGCGGCGAAGACGGTGACATTTAATAAGGCTTTTTTTGCAGGCGTTTCAGGTTTGGGCGGCGTTAACTCAAGTCCGCCGTCAGTAGGGATTCAGGCGTCAAATATGGCTTCGGGAGATTACTTTATTTTATCAAGTATTACTGGAACAGGATTTACTGTTCATTTCAAAAATTCATCAGATGCAAGTATTGACAGAAACTTCACATATCAAGCAACTGGCTTTGGTAAAGCTGCATAATTAAGCTATCATAAAAGAAAAGATTTTTTGTAAATGGCGCAAATTGCAAATTATACCGTTGATAATGATACAGGCGCCAACGTAAGAGCCGATATTAATAATATTTTTGCTGCAATTCAATCTTTAAATAGTGGATCTTCAGACCCTTCTGGAACGCAAGTTGCTTATCAATTATCAGTAAATACAACATCAAATTTATTAAAATTAAGAAACGCAAGTAATAACGGATATATCACGGTTGGAAATGTTACACAAACAAATTTAGGACTTGCGGCGCTTGCAGGCTCGACATTTACTGGCGCTGTTGTTCATAACTACACATCAGCATTAAAAATCCCTGTTGGAACTACAGCACAAAGGCCGGGTTCGCCTGCTACAGGAGAATTAAGATTTAACAGTACTTTAGGAAGTGCAGAAATATATAATGGATCAGCTTTTGCGGCTGTCGGGGGCGGGGCGGGAGCAACCGGCGCGGGCGGCGATGAGGTGTTTTTCGAATCGGACACAAATGTTACGACATCATATACTTTAACTTCTGGAAAAAATGCGCACACGGTATCGCCAATTATTAACAGCGGCGTAACTGTTACCGTGCCTTCTGGGGCAATCCTTGTTATTCTTTAATTATGGCATTAAACATTAACGGCACTACTGGTATTTCTGGGGTTGATGGAAGCGTATCTGCTCCTGCTGTAACTGGAACGGATAGTAATACAGGTATAACATTTCCTTCTGCTGACACTATCAAGTTTGCTACTGGTGGTGTTGAACGTATGCAGATTACTAATAGCGGTGTTACTGGAACTGGTATTGGTGCAGGGAAAATACTTCAAATTGTTCAAGTTGAGCATACTTCTGCGGCACAAAGCACTTCAGGAACTTATGCCGATACAGGTTTAACAGCAAATATTACAACAAGTTCTAGTGGTCATGCAGGGGTTTTTGTTATAGCAAATCTTGCTATGGGAGCACAACAAAATACTGGTGGTGATGCTTATGTAATATTTAATATAGTACGAGATTCAACCCAAGTAAAACAAGGTATGGTTGGTAAATTTGAAGATAATTTAAGTGGGCATATTCATGTTGGATATTGGCAACCTGCCATGAATTTTTATGATACTGGTACTTCCGCTTCAACAACATATACATATAAGTGTCAATACGCAAAAAAAAGTGATGCAACAGCAGCATTTTATAATAATAGTAATCAATATGGTAGCTCTATAGTTTTATTGGAGGTTGGAACATGATTTATACGAAGGGTAATGCTTTATTAAGTTTAAAACCAAATACAGAATGGACTTGGCAAGGTACAGAATATTCTGGTCTGACTTGGCTAGATAGTTCTACAAAACCAACTGAATCTGAAATAGATGCTGAAGTTACAAGATTAACTAACGCAGAAGGAATGAGACTATTAAGACTTGAAAGAGATAGATTATTGACAGCTTGTGATTGGAGAGCTAGTTCTGATTTGACCTTGTCAACAGCTTGGAAAACATATCGTCAAAGTTTGCGTGATTTACCAGCTAGTAGCACCCCAACTCTTGATTCTGATGGTAATTTAGATATGAGTTCTGTTACCTTTCCTACTGAGCCTAGTTAACCATGACAGCAAAGATTAAACTAAACGCAGCATCAGGTGGTGGGTCTTTCAGCTTAC